TTTCAAGCTTTGCCAAAGCAGCCTCCGGGCTGCTTTTTTATTGACCTGAAGTTGTTTCAGCAGCCAACAATCGGAGTGAATGCCATGCCCGACAATAAAATTACCCTAAAGATAACCGGCGATTCTACTGAAGCGAAGGAACAGATCAAACAAGCCGGCGACTCGGTTGAGATGCTGGGCGACCTTATTGGCGTAAAGATTCCCGGCGCAATCAAAGACATGCTGGCTTCGAGCGCGCTGATAGCGCCAGCCCTGGATGCCGCGTTCGCGCCGCTGGCAGTCATTTCTCTGGGAGTGGCGATTTTTGATGCTACTGAAAAAGCAAAGCAACACAGAGAAGAACTGGAAAAATTAGCAGACGAGGCCCTTGCAGATGCTGATTCAATCGGCAAGTTTGGTGAACAGATAAGGATCAGTAACCTTCGCCTGGCAGACCAAATTCGTACCATCCAAAACAAACCCACCCAGAACGGGCTCAAGATTGCCTTAGCGGAAGCGGCCCAGCAAGCTGACCAGTTGGCTGCCTCGATACAAAAGGCAATTGAAGCCGATAACAAACTGATCCAATCGCAGGCACAGGGTACGCTTTCCCGGATATTCCTGGGTTCCGGCAACGACCAGAACCTCAAGAATGAGATCGCGGATAAATATGCCGAATTTCAGGAAGAACTCAAGCGATTGGACCAGCAGAGAATGCGCGACGAACTCGACAACACAAAAGAAGTTGAGAACGACCGCAAGAAATATAACGATAAGCTGGCGGAGCTCGAAAAATATCTACGTGAGACCGCTCAGGTCAAAATTGATGCAGCACGAAAGAAGCGGGCAGATACGCTGGAGACCGGCCCCCGGGTAAATGATCAGGGGGATGGTTCCACCGTTCTTCCCGCAGTCGGAAAGGATGAGGCCACCGAGCAGGCCACCAATGAATTTCGAGCTTTCCAGGAGGTAATCACCACACTCAGGACCACTCTGACTGGCGCATCCACAGCTGCTAAAGAGTTAAAGCAGAACCTGAACCTGAAAATCAAAACTGAAGAAGTTGTCGTGCCCCTGGACGAGATGCTCCATCGTCACAGCAAGATCTTATCAGCGCAGCAGCTAGAGGATAAAGCAACGAAAGATGCGGTCACGACAGAACAGGCGCTGGCCCTGGCGAATGTGACCAATTTAAAAGTCGTGCAGCAACAAGCCGAATTCAGCCAGAAATATGCAGAGAATTCGGCAAAGATCGGGCAACTTGGCCGCGACATCAACGATAAGCAGGCCGAGCACAACGCGGCCCTCTCGGTCGCACTGGGCTACACCACACAGGAAAAAGCCGATGCCCAGGCGCTGGCTACTGTGGAAAAAGATAAATCCGCAGCCCTTACCGAGGCCAACAATCGTCTTACCGAGCAGAGAACCATCGTCAAGCAACTTGGAATAGACACCATGAACGGCATGCTTGGTTCACCCGAGCAAAAGGCCGCTTTTCAAAAAGCCATTCTCGATTATCAGAAGCTCAAGATCGAGCAATTGAACCTTGAAAAGAAGTATGACGACCAAATTGCTGCTTTACAGCTGAAACTCGCCAACACTTTCAGCGCCCAGTTCCGCAAACAATTACTGGCATGGCAGGATATTAACAAGGAAATGGGCCAGACTTTTCAGACCACGCTGAACGGGCTTAACTCTAGCCTGGCCTCGTTTGTCACTACCGGCACAGCTAATTGGAAGCAACTTGCCTCCAGCGCGATCGAAAGCATTATTCAGATCGGGTTGCAGTATGCGGAGTCTCAACTGTTGATGGCCATCATTGGAAAGGGCGCAGCGGATTCAGAAACCAAGACCAAAGCCCAGAGCGGACTGGCGCAAGTTGAAATAGCTGCAGATGTAGCCATGGCAAATGCGTATGCGGCTAACGCAGCCTTGCCCATTGTTGCGGCAGCGATGTCCGTTGCGGCTGGAGCAGTTGTCCGGGGCTTCGCCGCACCCATCGTCGCCATGGGTGCCAAATCTTCCGGGGGCGGTGACTGGCGAGTCGATAGTGACCGGCTGAACTTCGTCCACAAAGATGAAACCATTCTTCCCGCCGGCATCGCCGGTAAGCTGCGCAACCTGGTCGAAGGCGGGCCCAACACAAGCGGAATCACAGTAGTCGTCAACCACTCCGTCAATGCCGTAGACGCTTCCTCGTTCCAATCGCACATCCGCCGGCACGGCAACATGATTGCCAATGAAGTTACGCGGGCGCTTAAGCGGAAAGGTGTCAGATGAGCAACCTTCTCTTTCCAAAAGTTCGGGGCTTGGGCTGGACCATCACCAAAAACCCTACGTTCTCAACTGAGATCCAATCGTCGCTTGCAGGACGCGAAGTGAGGGTGCAGAACTTCCAGAATCCAATTTGGGAGTTCACCCTGGCCTATGAGTATCTGTTGAACGATCCGCGGTCCAGAGATGAAAACGAGCAGACGCCGTTGGAAACGCTGGTCGGGTTCTTTCTGGCTCGTGGCGGCCAGTTTGACGACTTTCTACTGAACGAAAGCGACCTAACCCAACGTCTGGAAGATTCTGTCTACTCAGGGCAACCGATTGGCGTCGGCGACGGATCGACGAAGAATTTTCAGCTTGTGCGCAATGTCGGCGGATTTCTGGAAAGCTGCGAGAACCCAGCAAACCAGGTGGCGACGATCAACGTAAGCGGACGACTGCCAACATTGCAGGTTCAAGGAGTGGATTACACCATCGCTCTGGGACTGGTCCAATTCACAGTGGCTCCGGCGAACGGCGCTGCCATTACGGCGGATTTTACTTTCCTGCACCGCGCCCGGTTTGACGCGGGTACAACTCGAGGCAGTTCATCAGGCGGTACGCGCGAAGGGATTGAATTCAGCAACTTCTATTTCAATCTCTATGAGTGCAAGGAAGTGCAGTTGGTTTCAGTCAGGAAATAAAAAGTTTTTACCACAAAGGACACAAAGGATCACGAAGGTGCTTCGCTCGCGAGTCACGAAATTCGTGATTCTTTGTGGTCAAAGGTTTGATATGAAAACACCAACAAATATCGGCAACAACCTGGTCACGTGGCTCCAGAGCGCAACAGAAATCCGCATGGCTGATCTTTACACTATTACTCTCAAGAACGGCACAGCGTTGCGCTACACCACCTGGGACACGAACCTTGTGGTGCTGGGAAACACATTTCTGACCGGCCCGCCGAATATTGCTCGATCGGCAATTGAAGAGAAGCTTGGCATGGACGTGGCGACTCTGGAGGTAACAATCGAAGCTAGCCTGACTGACCTCATTAACGGCGTGCCGATACTGCAGGCTATCGGGCAGGGATTGTTTGATGGCGCAGCCTTTCGTATTGATCGCTTGTTCATGGATTCTGCTTCTAACCAGATCGGCACCGTTGTGAGATTTTCTGGCTTCATCGGCGCTCTGGATGAGCTTACGCGCTCGTCGGCAAAGCTATCCGTCAACGCCGGCACAGCTTACCTGAGCATGCAGTTGCCAGCTATCATCCTTCAGCCCGGATGTACGAACACGCTTTTTGATGCTCGCTGTGGATTGCTCAAGGCCAGCTTTGCGGAGGGGGACGTGGTGCAGGCCGGAAGCACGGTCAATAAGGTGCTTTCACTTTCCGTCAAAGGCGACGGCTATTACGACAACGGGCAAATCGCTTTCACATCGGGAGCGAACGCGGGATTGGTCAAAGCGGTAAAAACTTATTCTTCTACAGGCGGCCCGTTCTTTACCTTCAATTCTCCACTTCCGTTTGTTCCTAACGCCGGAGATGCGTTCACGGCATATCCAGGGTGCGACAAAACCCAGCTCACATGCACGAATAAGTTTTCCAATCTGGCGAACTTTGAGGGATTCCCTTATGTGCCTGCTCCGGAAACCGCTATCTAGGAGGACGCAAAATGCACCGACTAACAACAGAGCAGCGGACCAACATTGTGCACGCAGCCAAAGAGTGGTTGGGTACTCCATATCACCACCATGCGCGGATAAAGCACGCCGGCGCGGATTGCGCCATGTTTCCGCTGGCTGTGTACCAGGAGTGCGGCGTGTTGCCGCGAGAATATAGACCGCCGCAGTACTCGGTCCAGTGGCATCTGCACCGAAGTGAAGAACTCTACTTGAATGAAATTGAAAAGTTTGTGGTGGAAACAGACGCTCCACCACAACCGGCGGACTTTATTGTCTTTCGATTTGGGCGGACGTTTTCCCACGGCGCCATCGTTGTGGAATGGCCGATCGTCATCCACGCTTACATTCCGCACGGGGTTCTTTTGAGCGATGCTTTGCGCGATGGCGAACTGCTGGGAAGAGAACACAAATGTTTTGAAGTGCGGCCAATAGCAACGATGGAAGCGGCGTGTCGGGTCAATGACGATTCACCGATGACAGTCACCTTGTAAACACCGGAAAAGATGGGAGTCGACGTATGGCTTTGATGGGCGGAAAAGGCGGCGGGAAAAACGCTCTTGCGGCAAAACCGAATCTGCTTTCCGCGTTGCGCGTGCAAACCAGTTCGTATGGGCAGGTGATCCCAATTCTCTATGGGCAGAACCGTATTGCAGCGCGGTTGATCTGGGCTGGCGATTTCGCGTCGATTCCGCACACGTCCACCACCAAGGTTGGCGGCAAGGGGCTGGGCTCAGGTGGAGGCAATGCCATCAGCAACACTACTTATACGTATCAAACCGCGGTTGCGATGGCGCTGTGCCAGGGGCCAATCCTGAATATTCACAACATTTGGGATACTAAGGGAAAGTTGACCCTGATCTCCGCCACGGTGCCTTATACCGTTCCGGGCGGTGGAGGATCAACTACCGTAGTCCCACCGGGCTCCGGACTAGGCGCCGGGATTTTTCATTCCCACAAAGGCGTAAGCCGCGGGGATACGTTCAGCTTTAGCCAAAACGATTTCGGTTCTGATGGCTCTGTATTATTTTCCGGCCCGGTAGCCACACCCATGACGCAGGTAAGCAGCTCTCCCGGCGCAGGCCAGTTCATGCAGTCTGGCGCGGTCTTTACTTTTTCGGCCGCCGATGCCGGCAAGGTGATGACCATGACTTACGTTTACTCGGTGCCGGATTCCAACTCGAATGGGCAGCCACAGCAGAAATTAAGTCTTACGTTATTCACCGGCTCGCGCCCACAGACGCCATGGAGCTATCTGACGTCGCAGCATCCCGGCCAGAATCTTGGCTATAACGGTATCGCTTATGTTGCCGCGTCCGCCATGGACCTGGGCGAATCCGGCACGCTGCCGAATTTGAGCTTTGAAGTGCTGAGCGCTGTCACTTTCGGCGCGGGCATTGCCGATGCAGAGCCTTCGGCGATTATCGCCGACCTTCTAGCTAATCAGTTTTATGGATTGGCTGGCACGGTGACTCCAGGCGATCTCACGCAATACCGGAACTTCTGCACTGCCAATGGGCTTTTTCTTTCACCCGTATTGGACGCACAAAAAGCCACGAGCGATTGGATACAGGAAATTCTCGATATCACCAACGCAGCAGCGGTCTGGAGTGAAGGCGTTCTAAAGATTGTCCCATATGGCGATACGACGGCCGTCGGCAACGGCGCGACATTCATTCCGAACACCACCCCGATTTACGACCTGACAACTTCCGATCTGTTGACGCCAGTGGTAATTAAGCGGCCATCCGTGGCGGACTTGATGAATTCCGTCTCTATTGAATTTGCTAATCGTTCCAATGATTACAACCCAGATGTTGCAGAAGACAAAGACGAGGCGATGATCGCGATTTACGGTTTGCGTAAGGCGTCACCCGTGCAGGCGCATTCCATCACCACCACTACTGTGGCCAAGTTTGCGGCCAATCTTCTGCGCAAGCGCTCGGTGGAAATCCGCGCGACATACACGTTTTCTCTGGGCTGGCAATTCAATTTGCTTGAGCCTATGGACCTGGTAACGCTCACCATCCCTGAATTGGGCTACAACAAAAAGCCGGTGCGGATCACGGCGATGCGGGAAGATGATTCCGGCAAGCTCGAAGTGGATTGTGAAGACTTTCCCTGGGGAACGGCGACGCCAACGCTGTATCCACATCAAGCTGGCGCGGGATTCATCACGCAAGCCAATTCAGATCCCGGCGCGGTAATCCCGCCGATTATTTTTGAAGCGAATGATCGTCTCTCGCTGACCGGAAATTATGAAGTGTGGCTCGGAGTTTGTGGACCTACGGTAGCAATCACGGCAGTAACCTACCCTGCGCTGCCTTCGCCGCCTTCGCCGATCCAGATCACCGCTACAAATCACGGCTATAAGACAGGACAGAAAACCACCATCTCCGGAGTTGGCGGAATCACCGTCGCTAATGGCACATGGACTGTTACCGTGGTCGATCCAAACAATTTCACGCTGAACGGATCCATCGGCAGTGGCACGTACTCATCTGGCGGAGTGGCGGTGAATCAGGATTGGGGCGGCGCTTCCGTTTGGATATCGCCCGACAACAGCAATTACGTGCAGCTCGGCAAGATGTATGGGCCGTCGCGCATGGGCGTGCTCACGGCGCAACTGGTATCGGCGGCCGATCCTGACACAATCCATACGCTAGCTGTTGACTTAACGCAATCCACGGGCATTCTGAATTCTGGCACTCAGTCGGACTGTGATAACTTCCGCACGCTTTGCTATGTCGATGGCGAACTGATTAGCTATGAAGACGCAACGCTTACCGGCGCGTATCATTACGATCTGGGCGCTCATGGCTCGCCGGCGGCAATCACCGCAGCCAGCAATGCCAGCCCAATCAAGATTACCGTTGCGAACCACGGCTTCAACCCCGGTGAGACCGTGGTGGTTGGCGGAGTTGGCGGGAACACGGCGGCAAATGGAACATGGGTGATTACGGTCGTCGATGGCAATAATTTCACCCTGAATGGCAGTACTGGAAGCGGCGCGTACACATCCGGCGGAACGGCTGTGGTGGCAGCTCGTTTACGGCGTGGCGTCTTCGGCTCGCCCATTGCAACGCACAACGCAGGCTCCGTGTTTCTTCGGCTGGACAATGGAGTTTTTGTCTGGGAAGCCGATCCCACATTGGTAGGAACGACGATCTTTTTCAAATTCACCAGCTTCAACCGAATGGGATTGATGGAGCAGTCGCTGGCCAATGCAGCTCCGTACAGCTTTGCCTTCACTGGAATCTTTGGAAATCATGACGAGACACCGGCCAACAATGCGACGATCGATTCCACGTTCATTAGTGGCACGGCAGACAACATCCGGGTTTACGGTCCGGGCGGAACAAGCTCCGCTTACACGGCATGGAAGATGAAAGATCAGGGCGGTTTCAGGACGATCCCGGCGCAAACCCTTACCACCGTTGATGATCTGGGCACGGCCATACAGATCAGCACAAATTACTGGATCAGTTACGACTTTAACGCCGCCACGCATAGAGTCTGGGCAAACTACAACAATTATGTTCAAGCGGTCTATCGCGGACAGATGCGCGTTGGCTCAATCCAGCCAACGGTAAACGCTTCAGGAACGGGCGGCGATACCGGCGGACTTGGCGGATCGCCCAGCGGTGGATCGGGAGCACCAGGCCGGCCGCTGCCAAGAACGTGATCTTTTCGTAAGAATTCAAAGTGAGAAATTACAAATTGTAAAATTTCAAATCTGGAGCAGCAATGAAGAAGCTATTTCTCCTCTCTGTGTTCCTCTGTGTCCTCTGTGGTTCAGGCTTTTCCCAGAACCTAACAACCATAAGCGCGGCCAACATTCAGGACTTGAACGGCTCCAAGCTGGCGGCCGGACAGCTGTGCTTTCTGGGCACAGATCAAAGT